CCTGATCTTCAACCACTTGTTTATTAATTGCTTGATTTATAAGATACATTGTCTCAGCTGGAAGAGGTCTAAATCTATGCAAAGCGCCAGTTCTTGTTAACACTTTTTCAACTGCTATATATCCAAACGTAAGACCATCTCTTACTATTAATTTTAAAAATTCACCCAAAAGCATTTCTTGACCCTTTGGGACGTTGTCTGTTCTTCCGCAGTTATATATATAACTTTCTAACATTTTTATATTTTCAACATCTTCTTCGGTCATAGGCTCATGTTGATTTGCTTTAACTACACGAAACCCCATGTCATATTTTCGCTCTGGTCTTCTAGAAAACCTAAGAACTGTATCTGACCTGATTTGAAGTATTGTACTAACCAGCCAGTCTCTCTGAGACATATCTCTAAGTGTTCTATTGGAGATTCGACTGAGTTTATTTTTTGAAAGAAAATAATTGCTACTTGCTTGCTCAAAATATGGATCGGTTAGAATTGCCTTGCCACGAACCAGAGTTGAATCTTGAGTTTCTGGTTGTGCTTTCTCTGGAAGTCTATCTGCATCTGCTTTTGTCATCTGTTCTATATCATCTTTAAGACGATCTTGAACAGATTTTTTTAGATCTTCAAACCACGACATTGCAAAGCCCTCTTAACTATAATACTTTATTACATGGTCCAGAGAAATCCGCCGTCGGTGGATTTGTCTTCATCTTCGTCTAATTCTGACAACTTTCCTATTTTACCTATATTATCCATAGAGTAGTCAGAGCTAAAAGGTATATTATTCGCCTTTGCATATTCTTCGGGTGTTGGAGGTTTTATAAAATGCCCTCTAGAATCTACTATCTTAGATGCTTCTAAATCAACGCCAGCAGAACCTAACACTATAGTATTCTTACCAAAAAGATTAACCATACAATACCTAAGAGCATCTAACCAATGATCGTGCTCTGTATCGGGATCGTCGGTCATATTTCCAGCAGCATCGGCTTTGAAGTGATATAACTGAAATTCCTGAATTATAGATTTACATGTTTCACTAGCAAAAAATATCTTAGCTTCATTAGAGCCAGGTGTTCTAAGCCATTTTTTTATAACTTGTATACCTGTGTTTATGTTTGCTTTTTCTGAGTTTGTGGTAGTGGGAAGACCCATCTTACGCATTTCTTGAGCATCTCCTGGATCTGCCATATCTGGAAAGTAGAGCTGTGTTCTATAGTTATTGTGCCACTTGTGCTTGACTATATGCATCCAAGCTGGTCGAGATATGTAAGTCTGACCATCGCATCTTACAACGTATATATTCTCTCTACTGTCTACGAAAAATACTACTAACGTATGCGGATTAGACCATCCCCAGTCTATTCCAGCATATGACTGAAGACCCATTGCATGGCATTTTTTAACAAAAATATCGTGATCACACTCTCCAGGAAACTCTTTTCCTGTAAGTATTAGCCACATATCATTCCATGATTTTACGTGCGTTCTCTCATCGAATTCTTTGTAAATTATGCCTTCTACACTTGGCTTTAGATTCATCAGCTGAGCCATAGCCCAATCTGGACCTTCTGATAGAACTTTTTGAGCAAGCTCGTCTATGGATTTTAGCATTGGAGATTTAGAAATCTGTCTCTTAGCATCTCCTAGGCATATTGGAGCAAGAGGGCATTTTAGACATCCCTCATACATTTCATGACGTTCGTAATCTTTTTGTTTTTGAGCAGCAAGTTTTTCATAATCACTTTTAATTCTAACATCAAAAGAATTTTGATCTATAAAAAGATCTAACTTAGAAATGCCAGATCTAGTATCTGGACATCTTTCTGTAAACTCAAAAGCAGTCCATCTTCTGACATTTCGACCTTGTTTTTCTGCATTTTCAATAGCTTGATTCATTAATCCGTATCTGGTCTTTCGAGTTGAAATACCAACTCTTAAAGGTCTTTTTCCTCTTTTTGAATCCAGCATCCCTGATATTTCTTTATACGCTTTCACAGATTCGCCTGAAACTGTATCTATTTCATCTACAACGACTAATGGGACGTGTGGACCATTTAATGCTTTCAATGTACACGGAAGAACTTCTAATGTTATTTTTTCATCACCTACATTAAAAACAGATCTTTCCATTGTTGTTTTTTCAAGTATGCGATCGCCTTCTGGCGTCTTAGGGGGCATTACTATTGGTTTGATTCTATCGTTTAATAAAAATTTCTGTTGATATTCATAACATCGCTTTGCCTGAGACAGAATTGCTCCCACGTGAACGACGTCTCTTTGATCGTGAATAAGAACCATTAGTTCTGCTATAGCCATACCTAAAGTCTTACCACTTCCACGTCCTGCAACATATAGAATTTCTTGGATATTTTTGGGATTTTGTTTATTTACTGTTATGTTGTATACTTCCCATATTGCATGAAAGGGAGTTGTATCTGCATATCTGGATACTTTAAAATCTGGCAAATGTAAACCAAAAAAGAATTTTATATAATTCTTAAGTTCTTGTTCGGTTCTGCATGGAGACAGAAATATTTTTTCTAATTGAGAAGCAGTTAGTTGTACTTTTGTCTTCTCTGAATCTGTGTTTATATCAGTTTCTTTATTTTTAACAATAACTTCTTCTGTTTCTTTAACGACCTGAGCTATTGCTGCTTTTTTTGCTTTTTGCTTGGGTCTTGATATGAATTTTTTGTAGTGTTGTTTACAGTAATCTTTTGCTAAGATTTCTTTATCACAGCCTGGGACTTTGCAGTTACTCACCTACATCTCCAACTAGTTCTGCTAATATAACAGCTTCTTCGCTAGAAGCGGATTGTTTTTTATTTATCTTTTTAATTTTATTATCAGTCAAAGACTTATTATCCTGGCTAACATTCGATGGGTTTGACATACCTTTCACAGACTCGGCGACCTGAGCAAGCATATCTATAACTTGTTGATAATCTTTAATTGTTTTAATTCTAAAGGAAGGTGGAGGATTGTTTACTGGATCTAGTAAATATTTCTTTATCTCTTCTGAGGTTTCTACATTAGAAACAGAGATTATGTCTGTTAAGAACTCCACCTGTTCAACTGTTGATTTTATTATTCTAGTTCTTATTCGATCATATAGAGAAGCTGCCACGGTCTCTCTATCTCTAGGCCATTGATTTAAAGCTGCGGTTAAAAGTATCTTGCCCAACGGTATGGATGGATATCTCCTAGATATATCTTCAAAAGAATAACCCAATATATATAACTCGTACATTGGCATAGCGTCGTGTTTATTAAGTATTCCTGTTGTTTTATTCTTTTTTAGATACCTCTCTGCCTCTGCAACATGATCGTTACTTAATCCGTATTTTTCTTTTGGAGTTAATGTCTTTTTTTGCAAAGTACTCTCCCCAAATAGGGCTAGAAGATATATTAGAAACTATCTGCAATATCCTCATTGGTTTTATCATTTTATACTTCGCTATTGAATTTATTGAAATACCTACTATTAACAATGAAAGTATACTTTGTTCAAATTCAGTAAAATCTTGTAATAACTCAATAAAATCTTCGGGCGTTTCTGAATTTAACATCGCCGTAATATTGTTTTCTATTTGTTGATTTACTTCTTTTTGAATTAAAAGTTTTTTACAAATAAAATCAACATCTTCACAGTCTGTTTCTAGATATTCAAGCCATACACTTTGTCTTATATCTAAATCTTCTGTAAGTACATCTATTTTTGCTTTAATCTCCCTCTGCTTTTGATCCATTTGCATCTTCTACATACTCGCTGATATTCTTCAGCTCATATGTAGCCTTCCAGCTAGGACCACAGAGATCTTTAACGAAGCCATTTAATATCCTATAAATATCTAAGTTACCATTCTTCTTTAGTAGTCTCTTCAATCTCCAGAGATCAAAGATACCAGTTTTGTCTCTCATACTATAATACCTAGCTACAACATCCAGCATCGACTTAGGACCAAATATTGTGTAGTTTACTGTTTTAGAAGATGGATCTATAGATACTTCCAGTGCTTTGACATCTCTATGAACCAAGGATCCGTACATGTATAAATTATTTTTAACTATATCTGTAACAATACCATTGTTTAATGTCCAGCGAATATGGTCCATTATTTCTGTAATTTTTTCTTCATTCATCGAACACCTGCGTTTTTTAATATTACATTTTTAATCTTATCTTTATCCTGATTTCCTTTATATACTTTTTCTAAATACTCATCCAATATAGATGACATATCTTTTGATATAATCGATACTTTTTCAGATTTAATCTTATCAGTTGATTCCGTTTTAATCATAAGATTACATCTTTTTCTAAGATCTTGCAACTGCTTTGATTCTAATATTGACTTTATTTCAGCTCTAGGCCCCTTTAGAGTCATAATCCAATAATCAAACTCATTTAACTCTGGAAGAGGTTCGCATGTGTTTTGGTCAATTGTCTTGTATGAGGGAAATGGGGATTTAATAAATTCAAATTTATAAGTATCAGTATCAAAAATAGATAATCCTTTTATCTGATCCGCATCTGACGCAGACATTGCATACGGAGTTCCTACGTAGTGAACTTTAGAATCTAAGATCTGTCGCTTATGAATATGGCCAGATATGACAATTTCAGCATCGACATCTTTTGTTTCAATTCCATGCTCTGCTTGCTTATATCCATAATCAGCACCTATAAAGGTATTGTGAGTTACTACTATTTGTTTAGTTTTATTTGGCCAATTTTCTCTTACTCCAACATACGGAACATATGTCAGACCGTCCATGTCTATGGAGTGATCTGCAATTATTGTTTTGTTGATAGATGAAAATGGCTTAAAAGCATGATATTCTGATGAGTTTGGTTTGTATTGATCATGATTTCCTAATAAACATACATAATAACTATTGCTCATTAGACTAGACATCTTCAAAAGATGATCGTAAAAAATACACAATATTTCAGATCTAACTATCGCATGAGTATCGAAAGTATCACCAAGATTTACAACAATATCTGGTTTGTGTTTTAAATACATATCTTCAATCCAGGACAATACTTCTTTGCTTAGAAGAAGTGTATTGTGCTTGAGATGAAGATCTCCAATAAATAGTATTTTACTCATATTACCTTCATTTTTATTAAAAACATATACATATACCAAGCACTTTCATGAATTGGTTTTTCAGATTTTAAAAGTCTAATTCCGTATATTTTATCCTTCTTGGCATATCGTATATAATCTGCGCCCATTGATAAAGTTTATATTCCTCATCTTTGTCTATTATTTTAAGTTTATGAATTATTTTTGCAATTCTTATGCATAAGACATAAGTCTTTATGTTAAAATTTAGTTTATCATCCATGATTAACCTGAAAAGCCATCGTAAGACGATTTTATTTTAGAAGCACTAAAAAAACTTACACGAAGATTTTCAAGAGTTTGTAAGAAATACATAGTTTTTATATTGTTTTTAACATAAACCATTTTGACTATTCCATATGGACAAGGGACTCTTCCTCGTCATTGACAAAGCCAGATTCATCTGTTTCTATCTTAGAATCTTGAAAGAGATAGCATGAATTCATTATTCTTTCTTGTAAAATCTTATCACTTACTACAAGATTTTTCATATTCTGCTCGCCCCTTACTGGAGAGTCGTTTTCAAACATCCACATCTGCGCATTTTCTTTACCTGTTTCAGGGTTTACTGGATGTTTTATTATGCCCAAAGATTTTGCCAATTCAAAGATCTCTCCACCCTTGTCCATTATTCCCTTTTCATAATGAAAAGTAAACTGAGCAACACGAGCAGGCATTCCCATTCTGTTTTTTCTAACCTTAACTCTTACTTTATGACCCAATTGCGCCGCTCCGCCTGCAATTGTCTCACCTTTCTCTATCACCCCTGCTTTTGTATCTAATTTTGTTATTTCTAACATTAAATCCGCAGCATGTTTCAACGCTTGACCATCTGGTAGGACATATGGATTTCTTAATGCCTTCATTGGATCTATCTGTATAGATACTTGCTGAACGCAAAAGGTAAGCAGACCGTATTCGTATATAATTGGAAGAACCATCTTAAAGGCAGAAGGCAGATAGTTTGCACCAGTGCCGCCCATGATCATGTCTGTAGATTGTTTTTTAATATCTTTTGGATATCTAATTGACCTAATTGAATCTATAACAATAGCCTTGACAGGAGCTCCGTCCTGGAGAAGTTCGAGCAGCTCTCCTCCGATGTAGTCAAATATCATCAATGGATCATTGCTTTTTCGAACAACAAGTCTGTCCGGATCTCCCCCAAGTCTTATAAAGAAATCTGTATTAAAAGAAAACTCTGAATCAAACCACATTCCAATTGCTTCAGGATCTCTTCTCTGTAGTTCAACTATAGCCATCATCGAAAGCATAGACTTACCACTGCTCTCTGGTCCATATAGTATATTTATCTTTCCCGGTTTAAAACCACCTATACCTGTTGCCCAATTAAGAGATGGTGACCACGATGGCACTACGCTAGGTTCATTTTTCTTTATATTAGAAGCAACTTGACCAAAATCTTTGGTTAACTTACTCATCCATTTGTTTGTTGTCATTATCTCATTCCTTCATAGGGGGTTGAGTAGCCATCTCTAGCCATGTCTCTTGTAACTTCTATTGCATGCTTGAATTCTTGAACTTTATTCTTAAGCAATGAACACATAGCAACAGCTCTTGCATGCACTTCTTTTGCTCTTTGAACATCTGGGTCCAAAGAGACATAGGCCTTTCTAGATTCTATGGTTGGTTTTTCATTTTTAGTTTTGAAATAATCTGGTGCTCTATCTAGATAAGCTATTGCCTCAGCTGTCTCAAGAGCTGATTTTGCCTTCATTTCATATTCAATTGCCTTCGCCAACATAACAGAAGACACATCGTATCCAATTATAAAATCACGAAGATAATTTGGAGCTAGCATTTTATTAAAACTAGATCCAATATCTGTCAATTTTCTTGTATAGGTTGCTATTTTTTGTAGATCGAGGGAGTCCAAACCTCCCTCGATCGATATGATGTCTGTCGACATCTTTTACCTCAACTATTGAGAATAGATTCAGCGTAATCAAACACATCATCTGTGTCTGAGAATTTTGTCATTACTTTTTGAGGTACTTTTGTTGGTTTTAAATGAATCTCCTCAGGAAAAGATTCGTCTGTTTTTTGATTTTTAACCACAGACGCCTTGGTCGATACGTCAGTAAATATAGTTTGTCGTTCATGTATTCTAGATCCATGAAGCGGTACGTGTTTCGCTGCCTTATCTTCAAGCGTTCCATAGTTATTTCCAACATTAGATGTCTGGCCGTGAACGAGCCGTACACCTTGGTGTACAGGTCTTTCGTATAACGAGTCCTCGTTCTCCTGTTGGTTTTTGGCATCCGCACTTGATACACCTTTATCTTGACTCTTAGATAACCCAAAACCTTTAACTCTAAGCATTGGATAATCGTCTAACAAAGACCCTAGATTAGCAAGTAGTATTTGTTTAAGTTCTTCATAAGAAGTTTCTTTATAAACACTAGATAGATCATACCCTAAATCTGAATAATTTTCTACAACATTATCTGGAAGAGGCTCTTGATCATCCATCCAGGATATTTTGCCTGTATTTGCATCTCTGTACTTTACTTGATTCTTACTAACAACATATTCTGTCTTTGTCTTCTCGCCTGTTCTTGTAATCTTAAACCATACACCAGAATCTTCATGCGCAGAGTTTAAAGAAGTTGGATCTTGACCATAATCCGTAACATATTGCATCATATGCTTTTTCATTGAATCATGAGCTGTTTTTTTCAGTTCTAATAAACCAACTTCTCCAGACTTGTTGCATGCATTATAAAGATAAACTGTTTTAGGTTTGACTTTCCACAAAACATCAGTAACTGGCTTAAGTTGTTCTCTTATTTCTTCTTTTGACAAATCACCAGAAGATAATAATTTCGCCTCTTCTTCTTTAAGAAGAACTTCAACCTCGTTAACATATTCATAAATTGGACATTGCTTATGCCCAAAGGAGAATGGTGAAGAATATGGGCGCAGCCTACCTGTTTGCGGATCCGATAGCCATACTAAAACCCATCGACGATATGGATAACCATCTGCAGAATCGCCAAATGGTGGGAGAATTCTATAAATATTATCTCCCTGATTTACGGCGTGTCGTTTCCATTCTTTCTTTTCTTTAAGAGAATTCATATTAATATTAATTTTTGCCATAAAAGCTCCTTACCTATATAGGTGTTATTTGCAATAATATTATACTTTTTTTAATATAGATATGTTATTATTTTCTTTTAAATAAATTTCTTAATGAACTTTGCTCTGTTTCTTTTATTGCTTCATTAGACTCTTCATTTGGTTTTTCAACTACAATTGTTTCAGATTTTTTATTAAGCTTAGCATCTCCCAAGTGGTCATCTAATTGTTGCTGTGTTATTTCAGGAATCCCACTTCTTGCAAATGCCTCATAGCTACCTAGATCACCTACTGCGTAAATAACGCGTATAGATAAAGGTCTTTTTCTAAGCTGATGCTCAACATATTTATCTAGTATCTGTGGATATGATGACATGAACATTTGTTCAATAATTTTAGACAAATCTTCTTGAGACTCACATTTTATTCCAATAAAATCTGAGGGAACAACGTTCCTATATGCATTAAAGGCTTTGTCGTATCTAGAGCCAATCTCGTCAGCAAGTCCTCTAAGATAATTTAGAGTGATCAAGTCAGTAGCCGGTTTTCTAGTTTTACAAGATTTAAGTTCTTCTAAGAAGTTTAATCTTGTAACAAGCATCTCTTTAGACGAGAGAGAAGAAGGCGCCTCTTTAACTTTAACAAAAACACTATCCATAGATACTATCCTCCGAGTGATAATTGGCGTATGCCTTTAATAAATATTCAATATCTGCCACCTTCATTTTATACAAAATTTTATAAAAACTATACAATAATTTTTTATTTTTCATTATATATAGCTTTTTCTATGTCTAGTATCTCTATAGATGGATTTCCTTTCCAATCAGTCTTTAACCTACCTCTTACATAGATTATAGAATTTGTTTTATATTTTAATGGTTTATTCCTATCCCACCATACACAGTCTATTGAAGCCAAACCATCAGAAAGTCTAACTGTTAAATTCGACCAAGGTTTACCTGTTTTTTTAGATATCCCAGATTTAGTCTCAGATCCTTCGTATAGGCCTATAAATCCTACTTCCGATCCTTCTTGTTTTTGAAGCAATCCTTTAGCGACTTTAACACTTCCCAAAACTATAACATCACCCATTCTCATGGGTATTGCTCTACTTTCAGTTGAAGAAAGAGCTGGCCAATTATCGTATGCTATAGATTTTATTTCAGGTAGTGATAGTATGGTTTTATTAAAACATTTATTAATCTCTCTTTCTTCTAGAAAAACATCTAACATAGTTTTTGGATTTTCTATATTCTTTTTTGTTTTTCTCTTTTTAAAGTAGTATTCAACTAGTTTTTTTCTAGCTGAAATATAATCAATGTCTTTATCCATAAAGCAATCCGCTGCCCTTGCTGCAACAAGAGCTATAAAAATTCCAGCATTTGCTTTAGAATGATCAACTTTACCTATGTAATCATCTATGTCTATAAATGGTCCTTTTGCAGTTAGTTCTTTAATAGCACTTGCTCCAACACCTTTAACTACAGATAACGGTGCTGCTATTTTATCTCCAACAATCGTGAACTTATCTGAAGGATGTTTTAAGGTGGGAGGTGTTATCATATTGCCCAAAACTGTTACATAATGACGTATCTTGAGCTCGCCAGAGTTGTTTAGTTCACTAGACCACCATTCAAGTGGAAAATAATGTTTGAGATACATGCTTATGTAACCTAATTTTCCATAACAAAAACTATGCGAAAGATTAAAAGAATAAGAGCTAAAAGCTAGTATTTGTTGATTTATAGTCTCTATTTGATTATCCGTCCAGCCTTTGGGCTTCAGGCTTGCTCTAACGTCTTCAAACGTTTTCATTATGACATCGCGTTTCTTTTTAGCTATCGCAGATCGAATCTGATCAGATTTTTCAAGAGAATATCCCACAAACTCTACGAGAAATCTCATCACATCTTCTTGATATACAAATACTCCATTAGTCTTTTTTAGAATTATTTCCAAATCTGGGTGTACGTATTCTAATTGTCTTCTTCCGTTCCTAACATCAATATAATACTGAGCAGCAGTGGTATCTAGAAAAGCAGCATCAAGTGCCCCGGGTCTGCATAAAGCTGTTAGATTACTTAAATCTTTTATTGACTCGGGAGCAAACTCTTTCACATACCCCTTGATTAGATCTGTGTTAAATTGAAATGAAGAATCAGTTTTTCGATCGTAAAAATCCTTAAAAACCATCTTGTCTTCTGGCAATCTATATATCGCCTGGACACCTTTAGTATCTTCCTCTAAGAGATCGTTGTTTGTTCTTATTTTGATTAGGTCAACACATTCTTTGATAGTATTGATAGTCGTAACTCTTAATATATCTGCTTTAACCAAACCTAACTTCTCTATCATTGGTGCATCGAATTGAGTTACTGTAACATCTCCTAGCTCATCGTCTGCCATTTGAAGAGTGGGAACTCTCTCATGAGAGAGATCCAGTGTGGATATCACGAACGCAGAAGCATGTCTGCCTATTTCTTTTGGAAGACCTATTAGTCTACTAACGGTTTTTTCAGCTTCTGGGTATTGATTAAAAAATGCCTGAAGTTTTGAATTCTGCTCTAAATGGCCTTTTTGATATTCACCTTCTGAGTCTGTGTATCCATATAGAAAATCAGATTCGTCAATGCCCTGCGGAGAATCAGGGATAGTTTTGCATACATCTAAAATCTCAAAATCGTTTCTATTGCGTCCGTATATAGCAAACATTGTTTCTTTTAATGCATATTTAGTTTTAAATTTTTGAATAGTTCCAATTTGAGCAAAGCCAAGATTGTATTTATCTTTAAGATATTTAAGAATTGGAGCTCTAGATCCATAGTCGGCGTCGATATCTGGAAAGCTTCCTGCTCTAATTCGAGCATGGCTTAAGAAGCGCTCAAATGGAATATCTTCTTTAACTGGATCTACATGAATTATCTTCAAATAATAAGATATCAAACAACCACCAGCGGATCCTCTGCCTATATTTTGTATTATTCCGTTAGATCTAGCAAAACTACCTATGTCTTCATATAGAAGAAAGTATGGAATAAAATTTAAACGCTCATTTTTCCATATAACATCTAATTCTTTTTTAAATCTTGACACATACTCAGGATCGTCGATCCATCTATTGTGTTCCTTTATCTTTGTCATTAAAAGATAATAAAGCTGCAAATCATAATCTTCTGTTTTTTGTTTTATATAATCTGGTATGTCTATTTTCGGCAAATGATATTCATGTTTTATATTTATGGAAGATGCTTTAATCCCTATTTCTTCAGAATTAGATATAGCCTTATTCATCATTTCTATAGTAAAACCATCTCCAATGTGTCTTTTTAAGACTGAGTAAGACTCTGAATAACTTTTTTGATGCCTAGATTCGTAGAAATAACGACCATCTTTAAAAGAAGATCTGGAAACGATATCTTGTAGAACTTTATCTTTAGATTCTATAAAATGAGCAACTGTGGATACTATATACTTTAAGTTGTATTTTTTAACTAAATAAAATAAACAATTATTTATAAGTTTTGCCTTATTGCCATCTGGCATTAGATTTGTTATTTTATTACTTCTAAAACCTATCTGATGATCATATGTTTTATAAATATCTATAGGTAAAAACTCGACAAGTATCTTACCGCTAAGAGATGCGTGGAGTCTAAGGAAGTCACTCTCAATTTGTGAATAATCATTGCAAATGTCAATATGTCGTAATAATCCTTTATCGCATCCTGTTCCAAATGTGACGCCATCAGAATATCTTTCAACCTCATCTAAAGTCAAAACAGGGATGTAAAGATCCCCGTCGGATGATTTTCTATTCCAGCCAAGAGATGCTAATTTAAGTAAATTCTTATACCCTTTGTTAGAAACAGCCCATGCGTTTAGTCTGAAAAAATTAGAAGGTTCATCTAAAGTTAGATTAATACTAATAGAAGGGATAATTGTAACACAATCATGATTGTGTTTAGAGTTATCTTGCTTGTTTATCTTTTCAATTATTGATGATGTATTTAGAGATTTATAAAGAGAAACAGACCATCCGTGATCTGGAAAAGATACATACTTTGTTTTGTTTTTTATTGCCCAACGAACCCAATCTTCTATAGAGATAATAGAATCTATATTGCTATACTCTGAATGAAGATGAATATGAGCTATTTCAGAAAAATTAATATCTGAATTATCAGAGTGCTCTTTATGTTCCGTGTTGTCTTCAAGAAGTTCAGAAACTTTTATATCGAGATTTATTGTTGCAGATATGTCAGAAAGAGCATCGTGTGCATTTATTTCAATTTGAAACATCTCGCATGCCTTGGATAACTTAAGAGATCCTAAGCTTGCTTTTTCTTTTATTGCTTTTATTCTACGATAAACATCATGAGTGTCTGGTGTAAATAATTCGTGATAAACTGAAGACATTCCATGTTTTGCAAAAAGATTACTAATAAATCCCTTATCAAATGCTACATTATAGCCAGCTATGGTAAATTTAACGTTAAATGATTTAACATATTTTATAAACTTATCCAACATCTGCTTTTGATCTTGAAAAGAATGCATTCTCTCTATGGAGATGCCGTGAACAGCTATAGCTTCTGCTTCTATTATGGCAAAATCATTTGGTTTTGCAAATTCATTGAATGGGTCTTGAGGAGTACCGTTTATAACGGGTACGCATGCTAGTTGCACTATGTCGTGACGACGAGAGTCGAGGCCTGTTGTTTCAGAGTCTAAATACAGAAGATTTCGCATGAATCTTCCTTTATGTTATTTGATGCGCCATTTTCCGTTAATGGAATTAATTAATTGTCTTGTACCTCCTGGCCAAATTAGACATGAAGAATGAAGCCAAGAAGAAGCCCCTCCAATGTTATATTCAAGCTTCAGGAGAGAAGAAGTTCCTACCTGCCAAGCTCCTCTAAGTATTTCTGGAGAATGAGCATGGCCTGTTACTGAATTTCCATATGCGATTTCCATATTTGCAATATTACCCCTAGCTCCGTTGGGACCTTGGTGTCCGTGAGCTCCGCATTGAATTCCTTCTATTTTAAAATCCTCTTCTGCTTTTAAGAAACGCACCTTATTTATTTTTTTCTCGCAGCTATCAGGCACAAACATCAAAGCTGCTGCTTTTAATGGATCCTCTCCATTGAGCATCTTAAGGGCAAGTATTAAAGAAATCTTATGATTATGTGGATCTTTTATATATTTACCTTCGGCCAAGTATCTTGCTAAAAAAAGATCATGATTTGATTTAACAACAATCAATTCATCGCAAAGATCTGATAAATCTATCAAATCTTTTGAAAAGTTAACACATTCATTTTCAAGAGAAAGTTGACCGAGCTCTGATCTTTTAGCTTTTAATATTAAATTCTTTTCTTCATGGTGGTTTATAGACAAGCCATCAAAAGCATCATGGAGTATTATTCTTTTGGGCTTCATTTCTTTAGCAACCTCTTCCCAAGCAGATCTAGCAAGAGGATCTGTGACTCCCGAGTGCCAGTCTCCTAATACAAAAGCCTCTGGTCTAACTGGAGATCTTCCGGTTGGTCTATACACATAGCCTCTATCTATAAAATGACCTTTAGCATCAGATTGAATTTGTGTAAAATGATACGTTTCATCATCTTGTATCTCAAAAACAACAGCACCCATGACGTGATCATGTTGTGCTATATATGCGGTTCTCTGAGACATATACTTATCTGTATCGTAATCTGCTGCTGTTATTGCCCCCGTTGTCATCATGAAATGGGGTAATTTTGAATTACTAACCGGAACGGGTTTTAATCTTTGTTTAGGGGAAGCGTATATGAATGTTCCGTTTCTTTGTCCTATTCGACCAAGTCCGGTTGTTGGATCTATATGTTTTGCAGATAGTTTAATTGTGCTAATAAAAACATTTGAATTAAGTCTAGTGTCTTCTATTATTATTGTCTCATTAGCAAGTTGTGCAGATATTGTTCCCCATTTGCTACCATGAGAAGCAGCGGGATCGCATGCAACTATAACTAATAAATGAGCGTCATTTAGTTGACAGTACTGTTTTATAGATTTATAGAAATCTCTATGAACTTCACAGCCCTGAACCGCCGTTGTTATTATGAATTTTTTCTTGTTTTTAACAATATCTCTAAGATCTTGCAGCGCCTTTGGTGAGTGTAATGATTCCACAGTTACATCGAAAAAATAACCTGGGTGTTTTTCTCTTGCTATCTTTTCTAGATTAGACAGGGATCCAAAATGATGGGCAACCATATCTTTAGTTATGCCTACAGAATTTAAATCATCATTTTGAACATGTCTTTTTAGTTGTTTTGCTAATTTTGCATAACATTTTATTATTGATATTTTTTTATCGGGCTTTGTCATTACATGATCCTTAATTAAACACTATAACAATTATAATACAATAAAACTAAAAACCCTGTGTTTATTTTAACACAGGGTGATTATACATCGATAATATTTTATTAAGAAAATAAACTACTATATTGTTATATAGTTATTTAGCTTTTCTTTCAGAAAGACTAGATCGTTTAGACGGCTCTACTTTCATAGACCTTTTGCTGCATACCTTTATTTGAACATGATCAACACTGTCGTTGGGTTTTTTTATTCTATATGACGTAAAGATACAATTCATATCTGTATCTTTAGTTTTATTTGGAGTTTCTTTAATCCCAGACGCTATAGCTACATTAGATAAAAAAGAAAACAACACAATATAAATCTTGTACATTTTCAACCTTTTTTAAGACTAGATGTTGGATTTACTTCATCGTTTTGAATTTCAGAAATACGCTCTAATAGAAAATCAATTTTTGCCTTTTCATATTCAATAGCGGCCTTGTAACCAGATCCTAAATCTAAGACAATCTGTTTAGCGGCTTTTAATTTCTCATCGTTGTCTCTTTCTTCCTTAAGAGCCTTTACACGCATCTCTGCTTTTACGATAAGATCTGCAGCCCCATCTTCAGAGATATCTTTATGATTATCACAGAAAGTTTTGCTAAGAACTTGTTCTGCTTTACCTAAATTGATCTTTTTTTCTTTAGCCATTTTTGTTACTCCTTATATTAAGATCTTTTTTCTTATACCTATTCATCGTAAGAAAATGTTCTTTTACTATTTTTAGCTAATTTAACATCAGGAGGAATCGGTATATTACAAACAAAATTACGACAATTATAAAGCAAGAAACAACCATACATAGCCTGAGAAACTGCATCTGCAATATCATATCTAAAAATTATTGGCTTATTTGTCTTTGGAGACAAAGAGTGATTTGGAAATCTTATTTTCCACCTCTTCCATAATGCTTCTACTATCATCAGTTTTTTAGCCGGTTGTTTTCCCCATTTTTGTTTTTGATCTTTAGTAGGCATAGATCTTCCAGCTATAAAAACTTTCCAGTTTGATATATTCAATATCTCGTAATGAATATTCCTTTGTCTGCACCAAATATGTATAGCTGTTCTATATGCTGTATTTACATTCGCTCCAGAAGAGAATTTCGACCCAAAAAAATAATCCTCAACTACAATTTCAGTAGGCTTAAATCGATCATAGATGTGTTGTATTTTGTTTTGTAGATCGATGCACCAATCGCCAATATAATTAGAAGATGTGTCAACATCTATAAAACCATATTCAACTATAGTGCATATATCATTTTCTACGTGAGCAACTGCAAAGCCAGTTGACTCAGCTGGATCTAAGCTTAATAATATTTTCATTTAGACCTTTTGAATTTCCCACTGACCATTTGAAGATAACTTTAACCGTTCCTGAACAACAGGAACGAGTTGAGCACGACCAGATTCTATCTCTACTTTATACTTAGAATCTATTTGATCTCGTGTCAATGGCTCGTGATGAATTGCTTTATTGTCTACAACTACATGAAACTTTTGAGGAGATTCTTCTGTCTTAAAGGCGAGCTGATTTGTTTGCGATTTTACTTGAGAAACAGCGTTTCTCATGGCAAACATCTTTGCTTCTGGAGATTTGATTTGTTGTGCTATTTTTATTGGATTTTTCTTATTCTTAGCTCCTAAAGAGGGCATTTTAGGTTTTGGTATAGACAATCCAGGCATGCGAAGACTAGGCATTAGGTTCGCTTTTAATAATTTTAATTCTTTTTCAATCTCGTCTAATTTATTCATGTTTTTATTATATCACGCTATAGTGGATATCTCGTTTCTTTTATTTATTGTTATTATATTATCAAAAAGTGTCTTAAATTCTGAAGAATGATCTATAACTATGATTTGTTTGGTTTTTGAAGCCTCTTGAAGTAGCTCAAAAATTCTCGATCTATTTATAGAATCTAAATGATCAAAAGGCTCGTCTAAAATTATTGGACTTAGATCAAGCGATGAAAAAGACATATAAGTATCTAATAAAGCTAGATCTATTGCCAAAGACAAGCATTTTCTCTCGCCTCCAGATAAAAACCCCAGTCCTACAGATGATCCATTTATTATCAGATTATCTGACATCTTAGCAACAACAGAACCAGATTTATTCTCTTTATGAGACTTTAACTCGTACCTGCAATCTGACCATGATACTTGTAGATTTGCGTTAACCTTGTCATTAAAAGTCTCTATAATAGAATCTAGAACATAAGCCTGAACACCAGTGGGCGAAACGATTTGAGAAGCAGCTTGAAGTACTAATATATAATTTAGTATATTTTCTTTTTCTTCAGTTATTTTATCTAATATATTCTGACACTTAGATATATTTTCATTTATGGCAGATTGACTTTCAATTGTTAACATAATTGAATCTAGTTCTTTTTTCTTTAATTTAACAAAGCTTCTCAACTCATCTATTCTAGCTTCTGTTTTTGCATACGACTCTCTTTGTTCGTTTATTTTATCGTTACATCTATCTATTATAGATCTGAGCTCTTCTTCTTTACCTATAGACGCTTCTAATTCTTTGATGTTTTTAACTATATCTTCTTTTTGAGAATTTTTACCAACTCTCCATGCATGAATCTTTGCCTTAAAAGATTCAGAGTCGTGTAAGGAAAAAGTACCATTTATTATATCTATTGACTGAGAGCAAGATGGACACACCCCATCGCATGTGTCTTCTGGTTCGTTCTCAGAATCTATTTGCTTTAATCTCTTACGCAGAAATTGAGAAGCCCCTTTGTTTTCAAATATCTTATCTAACTGATTTTGAGTCTTTGATCTGAGATCTACAAATTTTGATATATCTGGTTTTTGTATTTTTTCTAACTCTGATAAACTAATTATCGCCTTGTCTACAGATATTACTATATTTGATTGATCTTCAATGAGTGAATCAACGTTTATTTGAGATTCTTTATAAGCCGATATCCTAGATGTTAAAGAAGATTCTTTTAAATTTAAATCGTTTATTTTATTATTTAAAGTTTTAACATCTAAGTCTATTAAATCTTTTATTTTTTGAAAATCAAAAGAACTAGTAAGTCTTATAAATAGATCTTTTCTATCTGTGTCGTTTAAATCCAAAAAACGCAAACCAAGACCTTGAGCAAAATATTGAACCAGAAGAAAAGTTTCATAATCCATAATTAATTCTTTTTGAAAT